GTTTAAAAACAGTAAAAGAAAAGAAGAACTCCACGAATTAGATATTAAAATGAAAAACGATTGATGTAGTAGTATTTGAATAAGCAAAAGCAAAAATGCTTTTTAATATTGAAAAATTGATTAGTTTTAATAAAAGAGCCATCAAAATCATGGAAGAACGGATGGAAGAAGAATTAATTTTAATTATTTTAGCGATGATATAAATGCCAACATATTGTTATGAATGTGAATGCGGAAACGAATTTGAGCGGATTCTCTCAATCCATGATGAGACTGTTCAAATTTGTTCCTGCGGGTTTATTGCGAAGAAAGTTATAAAGTGTGCACCACAGATATTGGCTGATATTAAGCCATATAAGTCCGTGGTAACAGGCAAGATGATTACTTCAAGATCAGCCCACCGGAATTACCTAAAGGATAATAATCTAACGGAAGTGGGTAACGAAAAACCCCCGTGGATGGATGATTATGTAAGGAGACGAGACGAAGGCACGTTGGAGAAAAAATCAGCGCAGGCCAAAGACGAGTACGATTTTAACATAAACGAGGTACTAAAATGACTGTAGGCGAAAATGCACAGACATTAGAGCAAGAAATGATGGCTGCAATTCCTGGTGAATCAGGCAGCAAAACCGAGCAACCTGACGGAAACGAGTCTAAACAGATAGTCGAACCACCGAAAGACTGGTCGGATGATGACAAAGCGGCTTTTAATGCTTTGAGTGATTTGGGGGAGAAGGGAGCTAAGGCTCAAGACTTTCTCTTACGAACACAAAAGAATTTACAAGCTGGCTTTACTAAATCGACAACAGAAAATGCCAACCAACGGAAAACATTAGAAAAAGAACTGAGTAAGTGGAATTCCCCGTTTGCGCCTTTCGAGGAGCAATTAAAAGGGGTTGATAAACAACAATTTGTGGGAAGTCTGTTAAATGCAAAACATATATTAGACACCGACCCCAAAACAGGTCTTTTAATGTTGGCCGAACAGTATGGTATTGAACTTGAGTCATTATCTGAAAACAACAATGACCCAGAGCTTACAAAGCTAAAGCGTGAGAACGCCGTTCTAAAGTCGAAATCCACCATGAGCAATCTTGATAAGAAAAGAATGGAATTTTCCAACCTGGAAGAACAGAGAGCAGAAATAAACGCACAAATAGATGCCTTTAAAAAAGAAGAAAAGGACGGGAAATTAACCCATCCTCACTTTGACGATGTATCGGCTATGATGGGTGCTGTTTTTAATGCTGAACCAAACGTATCAATGCAAGACGCTTATGACAGAGCAATCCTAATACATCCAACTCACGGCCAGGACAGAATAAAAGAAATGGCCGAGAAAAAAGCAAAGGAGTTGGATAAAGAAAATCAGGAAAAACTCGATAAATCTACTTCAGCCGCAAAAACTGTCAAAGGTTCAAATGTGACTGACGCCAAGAAAGTGGAATCGCTGGAAGAAGAAATGCTGAGAAGAGCGAAGGGCTAGGAGTAATTATGCCAAATCCAAATTATACTGAAATAATTACGACTTCACTCGAACACCGGAATAAGGAGCTTGCTGACCTTGTAAGTTTAGGCAATGCGTTACATTCTCGCTTAAGTATGAGCGGTAATGTACGTCCTACATCTGGTGGGAGAAATATAGTCGAAGAACTGGAATATGCTGAAAATGCAACCTTCCAGTATTACACCGGGTATGAGACTTTGAATATCTCACCCTCTGACGTTTTTACGGCGGCTGAATTTCCCTGGAAACAAGCCTCAGTCACTATTAGTGCGTCAGGGTTAGAGACTCGTATTCAAAACTCAGGCCCAGAAGCCGTCATTCCCCTGTTAAGCAGACGGATTGATAATGCCATGCGGACATTTAAAAATAACTTGTCTATTGGTATTTATTCAGACGGTACAGGAACTTCCGGTAAACAAATTACCGGTTTGCAAGCGCTGGTCGCAGACGACCCAACAACCGGTACGGTTGGCGGGATTGATCGTTCTAATGCCGCAAATGCTTTCTGGAGAAACCAAACCTCTGGTGATGTTGCCAGTATCGACTCAGACACCACGGGTGCTGCATTAGAGACTGAAATGAAGGCAATGTGGCTTGAGACCTTGAGAGGTGGTGATAAAACTGATCTTATTGTCACTGATCAAACATTGTACACAAACTTTTGGAATAGTTTAACGGCACAACAGCGCGTCACTGAAACGACCGATGCTGTGAGAGGTTTTAGTTCCTTGAAGTTTGTAACAGCGGATGTTGTGTACGATGGAGACTCTGGTATTCCTGCAAACCACATGTATTTCCTGAATACTGACTTCATTTACTTGCGCCCTCACACCAGCACTAATATGGTGCCATTGGAGAGACGTGATTCCATCAACCAAGACGCTATTGTAGTGCCTATTGTTTGGGCTGGTAATTTAACCGGATCCAACTTGGCTCGCCAAGGCGTTATCTTTACATAGGAGGCTGATATGGCTTTTCACATTACAAACCCTCCTCGCCTGGGATTACAGGCAATCGCTACCCGATCAACCACGCAAGGGCCAGAACTTGGCCTTATCGTACAAGCAACAGACCCGACTTATGATTCAGGTGAGTTTATCTACCTGCAAGGTGTTGCTTCTACGGCAGTGGGGTCTTGGGTTACTTATAACGCTGACGATTACACAACAGCATTATTGGCCGCTAACGCGATAGGTCCTGTGGCAATTGCAATGTCTGCGTCTGTTGCTAGTGAGTTTGGTTGGTACCAAATCCAAGGCAAGGGCGTAGGTAAGGCTTTAGCTGCGTTTGCTGATAATGGTAATGTTTATGCCACCGCGACGGCGGGAAGTATAGACGATGCTATTGTTGCTGGTGATCTTGTTAAAAAAGCAAAAGGCGCATCTGCCGTAGGCACACCATCTACCGGTTTAGCGGAGTTCGAGATTGAACGCCCGTTTATGGATGATGGCTTAACTGCTTAACTTTTAGGGGGCGAAAGCCCCCTACTTTTGGAGATAATTTATGCAAATGCCGATAGACCTATCCACAATAGATGCTGCTTTTCCTGTTTTTGAGAAAAGACTCGTCGAAAACCCCAGTAAAGTTAGAAGTGGGGATAAGGATACTTTGGAGGAACTAACTTATGTAAAAATAATGTGTCCGGGTCAGCGGGATGTTGTTAATCGTAGAGTACAAGATGCTGACAAAGAACGCTGGCCTAACCATTGGGCAGCTTTTCAGAAAGGCGAAGAAGCGCCAGTTGAAGGTATTTTGCTAGACCAATGGGTTAGCCTTTCACCTTCTGAGAGACATATTTTAAAATCTTGTGGACTTAAGACGGTCGAACAAGTTTCTCAATACCCAGAAGGTAATATTAAAAAATTAGGCGCTGGCGGTATTCGCATAAAACAAAGAGCATTACTTTTCTTACAAGCCTTAAATGACGAAAGCCTGGTTAATAAATTACAAGCTGAAAATGATAATTTAAAATCAAGGTGTGAGAAATTAGAAATAAAACTAAAAGACTGCCATGATGAAATTAAAATACTTAAAATAGAGAAAAAAGGATGACTTTGCTATCAGTCTGCAAAGACGTTTCCGACGAAATAGGCTACCCAAGACCTTCTTCATTAGTTGCGTCTACGGGTAATAGCGAGAGGCGAATGTTGGCTCATGCTAAAAGCATTGGTAAGGAAATATCAAAACTATCATGGGCGGCTTTAATCAAGGAGCATAGCTTCTCAACGGTTGCGAGTACAGGAAATTACGCTCTTCCTTCAGACTATAGATTCATGGTTTCTGATACGGTTTGGAATCGTACAGAAGCGGATCGTGTCTTTGGTCCTTTGTCTTCTGAAACTTGGCAGGAATACAAGTCTGGTATTTTAACGTCGATTCGAGACTCTTACCGTATTAAATCAACATTAGGAATTAAACAATTCTACATTGATCCAGTACCTACTTCGATAGAGACGTTTGTTTTTGAATACGTTTCTACAGAATGGGTTGAAAATTCTGGAACATTGAAAAGTGATTTCACACTTGACTCAGATACTACTTTATTTGACGAAGACCTTTTAGCCTTGGGATTGAAATGGAGATTATTAAGATCAATTGGTAAGCCTTACGAGGAAGAAAAAAACGAATATGAAGACGCTGTTAATAACTCAAGGGAAAGAGATTTAACCAGCTCAACTATCTCTATGGTTCCTGTTTCAAACAGATTTTTAGCAGTGACGCCGGAGTCAGGTTTTGGCTAATCCCGTATCAAGACAGCGAAAAGCTTTCCCTATATCAATCCCTCCTCCCGTAGGAGGATGGAATACCAGAGACGACTTAGCTTCTATGGCTATTACAGATGCGACTTTGATGGTGAACTACTTTCCTGAAGTGGGTAAAGTTCGTCTTAGAAAAGGCTCTGTTTCTCACTCGACGGGATTTACGGGTAATGTTGATTTTTTGTTTGAATACCACTCAGGCACGACCCGCCAGCTAATAGGTGCTGACGCGACCACAATTAGAGATGCCAGCACTGAACCATCTGTTGAATTATCGGCTGGTCTTACCTCTGGACAGTGGATTGGCACCAATTTTAACGGTTTATTAGGCATGGTTAATGGAAATGACCTGCCAAAGTCTTATGATGGTACTACGGTTACGAATATGACAGTTTCTGGGCCAGCGGATATTACACAGTTAAACTTTATCGCAGTATTTAAGAACAGAACATATTTTATTGAAAATAACAGCTTATCTTTTTGGTATTCTGAACTTAACGCTTTAGGTGGGACATTAACAGAATTTCCTCTCTATAGAATTCATAATCTAGGTGGTAAATTAATTTCTATCGCCAATTGGTCAATTGATGCAGGGGACGGTCCTGATGATTATATTGCATTTTTCACTACCTCAGGTGATGTCATTGTTTACAGAGGGTCTGATCCTGGTGATGCGACAGACTGGTTTATTATTGGTATTTACCAAATTGGTAAGCCTGTCAATTCACGAGGCGTGGTTGCCTCTGGGGGCGACATTTTTGTCATAACAGAACATGGTTATATTTCTTTATCAAAAACCCTTACCAGCGAAGGAATCCCTCCGCCTGATAAAATTTCTGGTGCAGCCCGTGAGGCGGTAAGAATTCACGGTACTAAAAATGGTTGGCAAGCGCTTAATTATCATCAAGGCAATATGATTATTATAAACACGCCGACAAACTCTCAATTTCAACAACACGTCATTAACTCGCAAACTGGATCTCCTACGCTTTTTAAAGGATGGAATGCGAGAGTATTCGGTGTTTATAACAAAAATTTGTATTTTGGCGGAACGGATGGAGTTGTTTATCAAGCAGACATTGGAGATGATGATAGCGGCACAGAAATAATAGGAGAATTAAGAAGTGCATGGTCTAACTTAAATATTCAAGGCGAAAAGCAAATAACCGCTTTTAAGGTCGTTCACTCTACTGTTGGTACTTTGAATATGGAGGTTGACGTGAGTTATGATTTTAACGATTCAGGATTAAAGCAAACATCTTCTAGCACAGCCTCTGGTACGCCTTGGGGAAGCCCTTGGGGAAGTCCTTGGTCTCCACCCACTAATATTCGGCAAAACTGGGTTTTTGCCAACGGTTTTGGGACTAATGTTTCTATTAAAATTAAAACCTCAACAACAGGACAACGACCTGAAATTTCAAGAATTGATTTTATGGTTATGCCTCTTGCATGAAACAGAACCACAGATTAGTTGTTGCTGAAACAGAAGCTGATAAAAAGTTTATGATGGAGTGGGTTGAAAGAAGGCTTTATGATGTAAAGTTTGATAACGCCGAAGCGATAGGGGTTTTAGTGGATGGAGTAGTGACTGCTGTTGTACTTTTTCATAACTTTAGACCTCCAAACATTGAAGTAAGTTTGGCAATTGATAAATCTTTTATGTATTCTAAAAGTTTGGTTAAAAAGATATTTTCATATCCTTTTGATATTTTAGGATGCGGAAGAATGACCGCTTATTGTAATAAAAAAAACAAAAAAGCCCGTAAGTTAATAGAAGGGTTAGGGTTTGAATATGAAGGAAATATGAGAAAAGCAGGCCCTAATAATATTGATGTAATCATTTACGGTTTATTGAGAGAAAAATAATATGCCTGAACCACAAAACGCAGCTAAATTAGCTGGCAAATCTGACGCTAGATCAAGGACACAGAATTTTAACCTTCCTGCTTCAACGGAACCTTTTGATCCGCTTGATCCTGAAAATCCCAACGCTGTTAATCATACTGGTAATCTAGATAACCCACTCACCGAGGTTCTAAAAGACCCTCGATCTGCTAAGGTGGCAGCATTAGAAGCACAGACGAGAAATCCTGGTGTTGGAGTTCTTGGTCAGATTGGTCCATTACTAGACAGAATTACAGAATTAAACCGTATTGAAACACATACGCCTTTTGGGAGCCAGACTTTTTCTGGAGATAACAGAAATGTCTCTAATTTAACATTCTCTCCAGAAATTCAAAGACAGTTTGATTTACAGAGTAAAATTACAGAGGGGACTTTAGAGCAAGCTTTAGAAAGACAGGGTAAATTTGGAGATATACCCAAGGTTCCAAGTAGTGTAGATTTTTCTAAAATAAGTCAACTTCCAACTGACCTGTCTGCTCAGGGCAGAGAGCTTGAAAAAGCTACTTTTACGAGGGGTTCTGATTTACTGAACCGTCAATTTGACCGTAACGAAGAAAGACTAAGAAACCGTTTGGCTAATCAAGGACTACCCCAAGGTGGAGAAGCGTTTACCGATGAATTGGGTAGATTTGAAACGACTCGTAATGAAGCATTTCAAAATCTTGCATTAGATTCAGTTGCTGCCGGAAGGAACGAACAATCTCGTCTTTTAAATGACACCCTAAGAACAAGAGAATCACAAACAGGCGAGCAATTAACAAATATTAACTTAGGTAATCAAAATAGATCAAGAGAGTTTAACGAGCTTCAGGCACTTTTAGGTAATCAACAAACCTCTACTCCTGGTACTGCTGACTTCTTTGCTCCTGGGCAGACTGATGTTTTAGGCGCAGCGGGTCTTCAGCAACAGAGTGATTTGTTTAACAGAAGGTTAGCATCAGATGAGAAATCTTCTAAAAACTCAGCAACCTCAAGCTTGGTTGGGACTTTAGGAGGGGCCATAATTAGCTCTAAAGAATTAAAAGACGAAGTAGGTGATGTTACTATTTTAGACAAATTAGATAAAACACCTGTAAAGCTTTGGAAGTATAAAGGTGATAAAGAAGTCCACATAGGACCTTACGCGGAAGATTTTAAAGAGCATTTCGGGTTTGGCGATGGACGATCAATTCCCGTCATTGATTATGCTGGTGTTTTATTTGCTGGCACTAAAGAGCTTTCTGACAGAGTGAAATTATTGGAGAGGAAAAATGCCTGAATTACAAAAATCTCCTAGATCAGCGATTATCCAACAAATACTGGCTTCAATAGCAGGCCCCGGCCAGAGAATTGAAACGAAAGCAGAAGCATTAAGTGAAGCGGCTAAACCCATTGTGGCTGCTATCTTGCAGAAAAAAGAACAGAAAGAGCAAGAAGCTGAAATAAACACAGCGAATGAACTGTTTAAACAAGCTTTTAGTGAGCATTCAAAAGATGGTCAATTGAATACCGTAGAGTTTGGTAAAGCCTTGATGGGTAACAAAAACACCGCAGGAATAGGACAGCAATTACTCTTACAAAGCGCTCAACAAACAAAAGACGGTAAAGTTGATCTTAAATTCGCCAGAGTTGACGGTGAGTCAGAACCTCAGGCAGTATTTCTAAATGACCTAGGTAAAGTAACCTTTAGAAAAGATGGCAGAGAAGTCCCTCCAGGCGCTTTGAGAGGGTTTGTAGGAACTCGTCAACAGACAGAAACTGGGCCACCTGGATCGTTTACACAATCCGTCACTCCTAAAGGAAAAGAAGACGCGGCTCGTAAGAAACGGGGTCAAATTAACGTCCGAGAAGAAATTACAAACTTTCTAACCGCTGCCGAGGCTTCCCCGGGTGCGACGGGTGTTAGAGGCGCTGTTTCAGAAAAAGTAGGCGGTTTGATATCTCAGGTTTTTGGAACTTCTGCCGGAGACTCAGTTTCAGCAGTTATTTCAGATGCGTCACCCGAAGAAGTTAGAGCGGTAAGAACGCGTGCGCGTAATTTGGTTGCCAAGCTAATTCCTGAAATTTCAGGCGATAATTCTGGAAGATACACAGAGCAAGAACGTGCCATTACTGAAAAAGCCCAGGCTTCATTAGACCCTACCGCCTCCATTGATCAAGTTGTTACGGCGGCTAAGACCTTAATGAGTTTAAGTTTGGAGGGTGAGTATCGGGATGATATTTTGGAAAATCGTAAACCACAATTTGACATTAAAGACGAAGCTGGACAGGAAGGATACGTTAGAAACATAATGTCTTTAGGACTGAGTGAAGATGCTGCGATTGATATTTTAGTCAGGAATTTACAATTTTTGGAACGTAATAATGCCCAGCCTACAAGATAAAATTAAAGAAAAGCTAAAAAGACCTCCTTCAGATTTAGGTCTTAGTGACAGGATAAAGTCAAGATTAACCGGGAGCGTTGCAGAGCAATTAGGTCAGGCTGAATTAGGCCCACCAGGTCTTGAAGATGTTGGCGCGCGCGCAGCAATAGCCGCTGGTGATACTTTAGATGAAAAAATATCCATGTTGAAGAAGTTCTTCCCTGAAGCCGAGCTTCGTGAGTTAGCCTCTGGGGGAAATCAAGGTAGTTCAATGGCTAAAAGAACTCAAAATACCCGTGGGTTTGAGACGCTTGGATTACCTTCGACTAAAGAAATTTCATCAGAAATACCCGCCGGAAGAGAGCTTTACGCAAAACTAGACCCATCTCAACCATTTGTTAAAGTTGATGCTGGGTTTTTTGAAAAATTTGAACCTATTCAAGATTTGGCAGATTTATCGGGTGATCTTGGACCAGTCGTTGGAGAAATTCTTCTTGGTAAAGGTGCTGGCGGTCTTCTTTCTTTCTTAGCCAGAACTGGGTTTGGTTCTTTTTTAGGTGAATTCGCCCAAGAAGCAGGAGAGAACTTAATATCTCCGACAAAAGAAACATTACAAAACATAACCGAAAGAGCAACCTCAAAAGGCGTTGGAACGGCGATAGGTGGTTTGGCGAGTGTTCCTATTGTGGGTGGTATCAATGTTGCAAGAGGGTCAGGTTCATTTAATGTTACTGAAGCTGGCGCAGAAGCATTAAAATCTGCTGAGAGATTAAACTTAACCCACAAACCGAGTGTAGACCAAATTACTGGTTCGCCTTTACTACAGAGGATTGGGCAATTGGCCCGTCAAACTTCAGGACATTTTGCTGATTATGATGAAGCTTTACGAAAAGAAGTAGTTGGTAAATTAAGAGGCTTCGCTGATCAAAAAGCCATTGCAAAGCTTCGTGACAACCTGGAAGTATCGCATGACAATATGATCAATACCATCCTGACAAGGGCCAAGAATGATCCTGTAGGACTTGCTGAAGGCGGGAGTGCATTAAAAGCAGGTGCGGCTAATTACATTGAGTCCTCTGGTGCTATGGTTAATAAACTGTATAAAAACGCCAGAGACATCGAAGCCCCTCAATTAGATGCTACTAATCTTAAGTCAACAGCCCAAGGAATTGCCAAAGGCATTCCGATCCAAATGGAAGATGGTAGAGTGGTAGACGCTCAAGGTCTTTCTGGAGAACTTGCTGAAGTTACTAAAATCTTATCTGAAGTTGATCCGAAACTACCCACTATAGACGGCGTGAATGGAGTTGAACAATTAAGGGCTATTCGATCCAGGCTTTATGAATTAAAAAACCCCGATATAGGTAAAACACCTAGTAATGAAAACAGTTTGGCGAATCATTTATTTACAGAGGTCAATAATACCTTAAATAATCCAGCTAATACAAACGATCTCTTTAGACAGGCTTGGGCAGTTGCTAATACTAATGCCGCAAAGAGATTCGATGCGATTGATAAGTTAGAAGTCATTACTAAAACAAGAAATGATTCTTTAGAGAATTTGGCGTTAAATTATGGTAAACCCAACAGCGCAAGTGCTATAAATCAAATAAGAGGTTTAATTTCTAACAAAGATTTTTCAAAATTTCAGAATTCCATTATGACTGATCTTTTGAGAAGGGCTAACGTCGGAGAAGACCTGACTAAAATAATAAAGTCTTACGATAAAGAAACTATTGGTAAGATTATGCGTCCAGATCAGATAGCGGACTTTAACCGTATTGGCAAAGAGTTGAATTTTCTTAAGAAAGCCAACATTCAGGAACACCTTGAAAACCAGTCTAGTGATATGTTGTTAATTGATGACATGGTGAATACGAATTCTTCAAGAGCTATTTCAGAAATATTAAAAACCATTGAACATAGCCCAGGCGGTACCAAGGGCGAATTAGCAAAATCAATGAGATCAGCAACGATGGAATTGATGTTTACTAAAATAATCCAACGTAAAAAAGGTTCTGATGCTATTTCTGAAAGCGCTTTAAATGACATTTTCACAAAATTCAAACAAACAGGCGCGACTAAGTTTCTTTCACCTGAAGATTTATCGGCCATTAAAGATGTTAATTCTTTAGCCCCTTTCATTAAATTTGAAGCTGGGGAAGCAGGAGCGTCGTTATCTGGTGCTGCGACCGCCCGGGGCGCTTTGGGATTTTTATCCTTAGCAGAAGAAGGTAGTAATACTGCTATTAGGCATTTAATAGAAAATATCGGTGTCGCCAGACTGTTTACTTCAAAAACAGGAAGAAGACTATTGACTGGCAGAGGAGTTGATAAAAAAGACTTCAAAACATTAAAATTAATCGGCGCAACAATGGGTGAATTGAATGCGCAATTACCGGAGGAAGAACAATGAGTTGGAATGGTGCTGGGGTTTATTCAAGAATACACAATTGGACGGATGATGAGTCTGGTGCTATTAATATGGAAGCCGCTCGATTTGATGCTGAACATGATTCAATCGCAACCGGTCTTAATAATTGCTTAACTAAAAACGGTGAAAATGCTGCTACTGCTAATATTAATTTAGGTTCTAATAAGTTAATAAATGTAACGCCTGGAACAGCGGCGACAGACGCAGCCACTATTGGAGGTATAGAAACCTTCACAAACAAAACCCTAACATCACCAGCGATAAACACACCAACAGGAATTGTTAAAGGTGATGTAGGACTTGGTAATGTTGATAATACGTCGGATGCAACCAAAGATGCTGCAACAGCAACCCTCACCAATAAAACAATAAACCTATCAAGCAACACGCTATCCATGACGATAGCGCAAGCAAACACGGCTTTATCTGATGGGGATTTTGCCACCTTAGTTGGAACTGAAACTATAACAAACAAAGACCTTAGTTCTTCTACTAATACATTCCCTATTAATCTTACAACCACCATACCAAAAACTGGAAGCACATCAAGAAGCAGTACTACAACATTGGCAGATGATCCTCATTTAACAACAAGTGTCATAGCGATATCATACAAAGTTAAATTATTTTTAATATTTGAATGTGCTGACACTGTTACTGACCAGGATGTTAAGATTAAACTTAAGATACCAGCAGCCACCACTCCAAGTTCATTTACAGCGACAAGATATGGTTATGATGCAACATTTAATGGATACGGTTCTGATGATAATGCTGAATTTACAATACCCGTAGCGTTTTCTAGTGGTGGCGGCGGGACATACATTGGCACAGCTATAATAATTGATGGATCTATGTCTTTGGCAACTACTGGAACTTTTGCCCTACAATGGGCGCAGAGTGTTTCGTCTGCTAACGCTATTACATTGCAGGGCAGTAAGTCATACATGGAGATTACAGAGTTATAATCAAAACCTAAGCTGTAAAGCCAAAGATTCACCTAAAATAAAAACCTTAATCTTAGAATAAGAAACATAAGGAGCAACGATAACACCTCTTATCGTTAATTGGTTTACGTTATCATATTCATCTTCAAGCGATTTTGGATAACCAGAGATTAAACCAGCCTCAAGACCGATCTTAAATTTACCCATATCCTTGGTTATTCCATATACAGAATAAACAGAGTTATTATCATATGAGTTTTTAAACGCTCCGACGGCGATATAAGAATTTCCGCCAAGGGTAAACTCATAACCTAGCCCAAGGTTATTCTGGTTTAATTCGTCTGAACTGAAATGATAAGATGATAGATTAACCAATACAGCATCAGCACTAACATTAAAACTAACCAATAAACAAATAAATATTAAGTATCTCATTTCGTCACCTCTTTTGTTTAATTCCAGATAAATATAGCACGGCCAGAAAAATAGTCTGTAGGACGAATGCCTAAAAACATGTAGGTAAACGTCTGATAATTTGTAGTCACCAGGACTACACCATGTAGGACAAATATGAACTTAACACAACCAGACCATACTCTAGCATTAGTAACCAGTACTACATCGGATATTGATTATACGGTTAGCTATACTTTGAATACAAAAACCGGTGAGGTATATGAATCATCATCTGGTTCGATTACGACCGCTACTACAACAGAGATTGTTTCTGGGCCTTTATTAGAAAAACAAAAACTAATAACTCTGATAACAATCAAAAATATTGGCGTTTCAACAAACAGTGTCTTACTGAAAAGAGTTCATACGGCTGGTGATTTTGAGATAGGTCAGACATATTCTTTAGAGGCGGGCGGTGTTATTGTATGGAAAGACGGGGCATTTGACGAGACCTCTTTACTCTCTCACGTAACATACAGAGACACTTTAGTTGATTTAAAGGCAACCCCTACTACTTTAGGTTCTGTTTACGTCAAAGGTCGTCTAACAGATCAGGATGGATATGAAGGCCATTTCCAGTACCGTACTGGAGACTATTCAACAGAGGTTACAACAGACACTACGGAAGCTATTCACGTCAAAGCGGACGGCATAGCGACTACGGTTGGGGCGTGGGTGAGGGATTATTCTGGGGCTATTAGCCCGCGTTGGTATGGTGTAACTTTTGACGGAACAACAAATGACAGCGCAGCTTGGCAGGCTTGTTTTGACGCTAGACTACCTATCGAGGACATGAAAGGTGGCAGCACAGTTATCACAACTGGATTAACTGCTTATTCCACAGGCGACCCACCGTTTAACCAAGGACTTCAACTGAAAATGGCTGGAACAGAGCTTTGTACATTTATAAATAAAGTTTCCAGTGTTCCTATGATTGATGTAGATGTAGACACTGTTGGAGAGTTTTTGTTGGGTTGTGAGTTGCATGGATTTAGAGTTATTAAAGGAGGTTCACCAACAAACCAAATCGGGATACAATTCAAAACAACGTATAATTTAGATTTATCACAAATCCATATAGATGGACTTAATGGTGATGGACTTAAATTCCCAACTGTACTGGGTGACCTAGATGCGTCTTCTATGCCTAAACTCCAGCACGTAAGAATAGAGAACTGTACAGGTTGGGGAATAAACGCCAAAGGCGATTCTGGTAAAAACGAGCTATCAAATTTTAACATGAATGAGGTATTTATTCAGGGTTGCGGCACTAACGAATACAAAGCAGTAACAGGTATTACAAACGCTAATCCATCGGTTGTAACTGCGACGGCGCATGGTTTTGCGAACGGCTTAAAAATAAAATTATTTGCCGTTGGCGGCATGGTTGAGGTTAATGAAAACACTTACACGGTCGCGAACCAAACAGCAAACACATACGAATTGTCAGGGGTAGATAGCACGACTTTCGGTACTTACACCTCTGGCGGCGAGGCGGCACCTGCGATTCCGTTATCTGGCGGGATAAATTGGAAAGGCCAAATATTAAAGATGGATAATAGCGCCCTGGTAAACAATAACAATGTAGCTTTATTTATCCCAGGTGAAGCAGGGCTTGCTCAGAACGTAGATTTAAGAAGTGTTGTGTTTGAAAATAATTATAAAAGAGGTTTATTAACGACAGGCGTTAAAGACTTTATTGGGTCTAATTTGCAATTTTACTCTAACGATACGTTTAAGACTTATGTGTTAGCGGAGTTTAACGGCGATGACGCGACGATCAGAAACGTAAACATATCAAGCGCGATAGTTAGATCAACTTCAGGCAACACTAACCAAACAGCGTTTAAATTGACAGGGGCTAATATTGAACCAGAAAAATGCCGTATAGGTGATATTGACTGGGTGTCCTATGACTTTTCTGGTCAGGTCAGATATAAAGGATGGAAAGACAAACCATCCGTTATAGTCCACAAAACATCAGCGCAGAACGTTTTAAATTCGGTATCAGCAGTAGGCTTTGATGTAAAAAATAGCGACATACAAGACTGTTTTAACACAACGACCAACAGATTCACAATACCCTATCAAGGTATATTCAACTTAAAAGGACATATAACTATAACCAGTATGGATGCTAATGTTGCTGTGACGATAGACTTGTATGATGTAAGTAATGCTGTAAATCTGGCAACTGTTATACATAATGCCGATGGAGTGACTACGCAATCATTTCCGTTTGATTTTACTTCATTATTAGGCGCATTAGGGCTTGATCGAAGTTATGAAATAAGGGCTTCCCAACAATCCGTGGCTAACAAAGCCCTTGATGTATCTAATGTCGGATACAACGTGCTAAGTATTAAGCGAGTTGAACTACAGGATTAGCTTCTCTAACCACGCCTATTTTATAGGCGTGAACCATATGCATCACTTAATATCCAGCCTTGTGCCTTGTTCTAGTGCGGCATTCCAAGCCATTTCAGCTACTCTGCGAGCGTGCTCTTCTTGATCTTCATCTTTTTTTGGAGCAAGGCCACTTCCAATTTCATACCACCAATCTTTAAATTCCATAAAACCCTCATGCGTTAGGATGAAACTGCTTAAAATCATTTCTGATCGACTCTCTTTCTAATGTGGTGAAAATCCCGCCTTTTGTGGGAGCAGCCCATAACTCTTTTTTAACATCGTTATCCAACTCAAACCAAGCCTCAGCGCCTTTCTGGAATTCCTGCATTGCTATCGCAGCTTTAATAGTCACAATCGAATCCAGATTCTCTCTAATGCACTGATTCATCCTAACAAACCCCTCAGTCGCAGCCATGATATTTTGCTGCGTAATGGCGTTAGAAACCTCGTCAGCACTGGCGTATTCAGTACCAGCTAATCCTAAACAAGCCAAAGCCCGGCCAATCGCTGAAGTTTCGCAGTTTTCCAGCGCTGAGGTTTTATTGATATTGGTCGAACCCCTCACTTCTTCAGCATATCCAGTAGCAATAATCCTATCAGCGTCATTTAAGACACTGGCTTTAATCACCACCATGTCGCCCTCAGATTGCACCATATCAGTTATAATTGACCAGCCATTATACAGCTCTGAACCTCTAAACTCGCTTACACGCAAGGCTACGGGCTTATATTCCTTGCCGTGGATGCTTACTGTCTTTTTTTCTGTCATTTTGCCTCCAATAATCTATTATTAGCACTCACCAGTGCTTGGAAATGAACATCTTCTAAATATTCACCATTACGTATTTTCTCCCTAGCCTCTTGGTAATAAAACCCTTCTGCATCGCCATACATCGAGTAATTTTTAGCTTCTTCTGGGGTCATAAATCCTCTCTTTCACTTGTTGTTGGTAATGCGCTTAATGGCAGATAATCAACAATCTCATAATTAATAATAATGTGAGTCATATCTTCCCAATTATCTATTCGCTCATACCAGCCAGCTGGCCAATAGTATGCGTCTTTTTCTTCGCAATAGTCAAAATCAAGATCATCGTTGTCGCAATCAGCATCTTGCTCATATTGATTAAGATATTGAGCAAATACCTTCCTTTCATTTCCAAGGTCATTAAAATATCTGGCGATAACCTTACCTTTCGGCTTTACCTCAACACTAACCCACTGGCGTTTATCAAGCTCAGCCTGTAGGCGATCTATTTCCTGAATTGATTCTGAAATAACATCATGCGCTTGGTCTAAAAATTCTACTTCGTGCCCCTCTTCATGCATCTTATCTCGTATAAATACTAAACTATTTATTAAATCACTCATCACCATCTCCTGTTTCACGTGGAACGCTTGGTAACAGTTTTTTATAATGATCGATTGCTTCAATCCTTTTCTTATTGCTAAGATACTTCTGCGTCAATATTCTAAATAAATCTGCGGGGATTACAGCAACATTGAACATATCCAGAGTAAAGGCATCTGCTTCGTCTATAATCGTGGCTACAAATCTACAACTATTATTTTGTGGCAATGAGAAAAAATCACAGTTTAAAATATTATTTTCATAACCTTCAATAAAATTGACACCCTTGTTTATCGAAACATTAAATATTAACTTGTCAGCCTCTCTTTCCTTATGAGACTTAACCTTTTCTACAATTTCATGCACTTTAAAATCACTCATAATCACACCTCCAAATAGCTCTAATTGCTTTATTCTTTTCAATATTCAATTCATTATCGCTTATCAACACATCCGCAGAACTCTCAATTCCTTGACTTGCTATCATTGCCTCTTTAATTGAGATGCCGAGCAAATGAAAGCCTATGATAATAGCCATGCTATATAATATCGCTGACATGATGTTTAGTTTAGTTTTCATGGTAAAAAATAATCTTGCCAGTCATGCCATTCCCCACAATATTACCAGCGTAATACCGCTCGAATTCCGTAGAAAAACCCATTGGGAAAAACATTTCATCGAACAAAACAACATCATCAGCTCGCATTGTTTGGCCGACTTTACGAACGCGTAATCTTGAAAGATCAACTTTATCTTCTGTCATA